GCTGAAAGGCTTTATGCCCTTAAATTTAGAGAGTTATTTCCTAAATGTCAGACAAGTAGATATGCATCAAGAATGATGGATGATGCTGGAGTAGACCTTGTAGGATTACCTATGTTAGTTCAAATTAAAGCTGGATTACAAAAAGGTATGAAACCACATGAAGTACTCAAAAACATTAAGGATAATTTACCTGATGAATCTAAACCAAAAGTATTGATTCATCATAAGGAGGGAGCTAAAGGTAAGAAAAGAGATGAATTTTCTTCTTTAGTAACCATGACGTTTGAAGATTTTTTTCACCTTATCAATTTAGCATACAATGATAATAAGACCAAGTAAAGAAGAGATAGAAGAGTACAGAAACTCTTCTGCTATTAATCAATCAAAGTTAAAACTTCTACTTGTAAGTGTAGATACATTTAAAGAAGTTAAAGAACCTGAGATGTTCTTTGAAGAGAAAGAACACTTTGTAATAGGTAAAGGTGTAGATGATTTTATTACTATGGGTCAAGAATATTTTGACCAAGAGTATTACCTTAGTAATAATTCTAAACCAAGTGCTACTGTAATGTCTATTGTTCAACAAATATTCCAATCTCGTAGTAATGATAATTGGCTTGAACAAGATTTATTAAGTGCAATAGATGCTCATGCTTATCAACCAAATTGGAAACCTGAAACTAAAGTTAAGAAAGTAAGTGAAGAGGGTGAACAATATTGGTTAGAATTAGTACAGAGTGAAGGTAAAAATGTACTTAGTATAGAACAGTTTACTAAAATACAATCTATTGTAACTCAATTATTTGAACATGCTCATACTAAAATTCTATTTGAGCAAGAGAATAATGTAGATGTTTATTATCAGTTACCTATTTATTTTGAGGAAGAAGAATTACAATGTAAAGCTCTTTTAGATATGGTTGTAGTTGACCATAATTCAAAAGAGATTACTCCCTATGACATCAAAACATTAGGTGATTACACTAAATTCTTTGACTATCAATGTAAGAAGAGAAGATATGATATTCAAGCAGCATTCTATTTTGAAGCTATATCTGATTGGAGAGATAGGAATTTTCCTGATTATGAACTCAATCCTTTTTCATTTATAGTTGCTTCTACTACTAAAATATGTCCACCATTGGAGTTTGTAACAACTCCTGAGTTTTTAAATGTTGGTAAATTTGGTTATGAAGCTGTATCTTTATTTAATATTGGTGAAGAAGAACTTGAAACTGGTACTATAGTTAAAGGTTTTTCTCAACTATTAGATGAGTATAAGTGGTATGAAGAAAATGGATGGGATGTAGATAAAGAAATTTATGATGCAGCTGGTGTATTTTATCTTGGTTCAGATTTTAAAAAACATTAAGATGGATAGGATTAAAGTTCAAATTGGTACAGTACAAATGAATAAAACTTCAAGATTTGTAAAACCTTGTTTAAGATTATATGGAGAAGACTTCATAAAAAAATTAAACAGTATTTACAAGTTGGCTTATGGTGTAGGAGATATGTTCATTAATAAAGAATATAGTCAACATATTTTTATATTAATTGATACTAAAAAATGTATAAATCATTGGGTTACAAGTCTTGATTGGGTTAGACAACAAGAATATTATGAAGATGATTATGCATTTGATGATTTAGTGACAGGTAGATTACACATGCTTGTTATTAAACTACCTGATGAAATTGATTTAGAATCATTTTGGCAGGGCAAGTATTCTAAGATGTATAAAGATGAAAAGCTAATTGATTTATTAGATGATGAAACAAAAGCAATAGTTATTAAAGATGCTAATTATAAAGTAAAATTCATAGAAAAACTTAGAAAACAATTTACTTCCAACATCCAAATATCTGAACTTAATCCTGAAGCAGAATTAGAAATTCCACCAACAATTGATGAAGAACAAATATTTTAATCACACAGGGTTGTAGCAATACAACCCTTATTTTAAAAACTAAAAGTATGATGAAACTTGTAAGAATTAAAGGTAAAGATGAATATATTTTGTTTGGGCCAGACATAGACATCGTAGATAATATGATTGGTGGAGAATGTTTAGCTGTAACAGATAAGTCATTATTACCAATAGACATTAATGTAGGTCAATTAGACAAATCAAAGATTAGTATTTTTATCCAGGAAGATACAGATAATAATATTTGGGATGTTGAAATTGACCATGACTTAAATGTTTACCACAAAGACCAACTAATTTAATTAATTAACAAAATCAGAAGAATATGAAAAACAGAATGTTAGTACTGATAATCTTAATAGTATTGAGTAGCTGCTCACAAAAAGAATACATAGATGAGCCTGCACAAATAATAACTTGGAATGGTTCAGATACACTCAAAGTGTTTATGAATAATTCTGATGACCCAAATCCACAAATACACAAACACAAGTTTAACAACATTACATTTAAACACCCTAAATTCAATTCTAAAGTAGAAGAAGAATATGTAATGAAGTTTTATAAAACTGCAATAGCTGAACATAAAAAATATGGTATTCCTGCATCTGTTAAATTAGCACAAGGATTACTTGAATCTGCATCAGGACAATCTACTCTATCTAAAAAAACTAATAATCATTTTGGTATAAAGTGGACTTCTAATCATAAAGGTGGATATGTAATTGCTAAAGATGATACTCCAACAGATAGATTTAGAGTTTATAAATCTGCATGGTTTTCATATCGTGACCATTCTAAATTTTTAATGATGGATAGATATAAACCTTGTAGAAAATGTAACAAAGATTATGAGTGTTGGGCAAGACAACTTAAAAAATGTGGTTATGCAACAGCACCTCATTATGCTGAAACTCTTATAGCTATTATTGATAGAAATGAACTTTATAAGTATGACTAAATTAAAATGCATCAATGATGATTTTTCTAAAGTAAGAGATGAACTTATTAGGGAGTCAAATGGACTCCCTTTAAGTTTTCCTGTTAAAGGAGAATTATATACTTTAAGAGAAACATTTGACAATGATGGACTTGTTACATCTTATCTTCTACAAGAACTTTATAATCCTGTTTTTTATATACCAGTAATAAAGCAAAGGAGAGAATTAAGTTTTGCAGAATGGAGATTTGAACAAGTACATACAGATGTCACAGTAGAAACAGAAATTGAATCACTTCAAACAATTTAAAATGAAAGCAATGAGAGAACATTATTACAGACAATTAGAAAGAGTAAAAGGACTTATAGAGTTTATTGATAACTTATTAATAAATTCTGAATTAAATTTGTCACTTGAAACTATCCAGCATCTTAAATACAAAAGAGAAGGATATATTGAGCACAAAGAATATTGTTTAAACAAAATAGCAGACCATGAAAATGACTAATATGACAGCATTAGAATGGTTTTTAAGACACGTTAATATAGGTGGAGTAAAGCAAGGACATGGGTTAAATATTGATGAAGTTAAAGAACAAGCCCTTGAACTTGAAAAGCAGCAGATAATAGATGCAGCAAATTATGGAAAATTATATCAAATTGATGCTGAAAAATATTATGATAGAACCTATAAGCACTGTTAGCGTTCAGGGGATAATTTAAAAACGCAATTTTTTAAAACTTTTAAAATAAATTATTATGAAAAATTTTAATTTTGGAGAAGCTATTGAAGCTTTAAAACAAGGTAAAAAAGTAGCAAGAAAAGGATGGAATGGTAAAGGAATGTATGTATTACTGCAAACCCCTGACGAAAATTCTAAAATGAACAGACCATATATTTATATGGAATGTCCTAATGGTTCTACAAAACAATTCGGTGAAACTAAAAATGAGTTTGATAGAGTTCCTTGGTTAGCATCTCAAACGGATATTTTAGCAGAGGATTGGATGGTTGTAGAATAAAAATATAAGTCCTGTGGCGGAAACTGGTAGACGCAAGTGTTAAAATAGTATAAGGTAAACTATTCAATGCTCCTTGTAAGTTACGGTATGAAATGTGAATCCATTTTGCTTTAGCGCATTACAGGTTCAAATCCTGTCCTGACTACGAACTAACAACAAAGTAAGAAAGCTCCGTACTGACTCTTAACTGAGAGGTACAAGGTATAATTAGAAGGCAGGTGAAGCTCCTGAAGTTGTTAGTTTTATTTAAGGTCATGTGTTCCAACTGGTGACGATATCCGAAGGAAACGGAGGACAATGCAGGTTCGAATCCTGTCATGACTACAAAATTTTTTAATCACTTTAAAACATTATTTATGGAAGAAATAAAAGAAACACTTGAAGAAGCTGCTGAAAGATTATTTAAAGCACACTCAAATAACACATCATTAGCAGAAGGTCATTATGACTATATGATGGATAAAGAAGACTTTAAAGAAGCATCTTTAGAAATTGCTAAATGGCAAGCTGAAAGAATGTATAGCGAGGAAGAAGTATTAGAATTACTTAGAAAAGCTCACTTTGTAGAACAAAATATTGAAGAATGGTTTGAACAATTTAAAAAATAAACACAATGACAATACTTGAATTACAAAACAGAGTAGAAGTAACTACTCCAAAAGGTAAAGGGTTTATTTGGTTAGTAACTGAATATGGTACAGAAACATCTAAACTCTTTACTGTAATTCAAGATACTGGTGAGATATGGGAATGGCAACCTAAAGACATAAAAATATTACCTAACCTTTCATTTAACAGAGTATGATTACAAGAACAGTTAGAAAAGCATTAAATATAAAATGGAGTGGTAGGTCATCAGACTTTATCACTCCTTCTTTTATTTGGGGGTGCATGTACCAATGTGCGTATTGCTATATGCGTAGAAATAAACCCACAGGGATATCAATAGCTACTAATGTAGATGAGATATTAGAAGTTGTAAATGAGCATGCAAATACTACTCATGTAGATAAACCAAATCAAACACATCCTGAGTTTATAAGCTATGATTTAAGTTGCAATGAAGATTTTGCACTACATTTAAAGTATCATGAATGGGAAAAGATATTTGATTTCTTTAAACATCATCCTAAAGCAATGGGTACATTTGCAACTAAATATGTAAATGATGAACTACTAAACTACAACCCTGAGAAGAAGATTAGAATTAGATTTTCATTAATGCCACAAGACCTTTCAGATATACTTGAACCTAACACATCATTAATTTCAGAAAGAATTGAAGCTATAAATGATTTTTACTATGCAGGTTATGATGTTCATATTAATTTTAGTCCTATTATTATTATACCTGGTGCTAAAACATTATATGAAGAATTATTTAAAAAAATTGATTATCTTGTTGATGATAAAATAAAAAATGACGTACTTTGTGAGTGTATTATGCTAACACACAATGATAAAATGCATCAATACAACTTAGAAGATTCTCCTGAAGTAGAAGATATATTATGGCAACCTGACAGACAAGAATCTAAAATATCATCTTATGGTTCTAAAAATTTAAGATATAAATTGAATCTAAAGGGTCAGTACATTAAAGACTTTATTAAACTCCATGATGAGATATTGCCTTGGAATAAAATACGTTACATTTTTTAATTTTTAAAAACTATTTATGAAACATTCACTTCATTCCTCCTTTTACCCACACATTGATGCACAAGATTTTACTAAAGTTACTGCTAAACTTCGTGCTTTTTTTCAAAGTAAAGGTTTTTTAGAAGTTCACACTCAAAACAGACT